TTACTTATCTGCCTTTTGACCTCTCATCTCTAAGCCTAGCGCTAATAAGCGTAGAGGGCAACCGATAGCACACCGCCACCTCTGCCAGTTCAGCGCAAGTGACGCATGAATTAACATGGTCGGCCTGAGGACGCTCAGGTTCGCGGTGATCTTCTATACCCTAATCACTCCCTATGAAGGAATCTTCTCATGGATAATCTCAAGGTCAAACTCCTGAGCGATTTCGATTCTGACTACGAAACCCTCAAGGTCTGGTCGTCCTATCGTCAGTGCTACTCCCAGTATTCTGCGGACACCCTTATCGCCGCTAACCGTTTTAACGCTACTTTTATTCGTGAAACCTGCGGCCCGTTCATCCGACAGTGTATCGAAAAGGGGCATGAATCCCCGCTCGAACACGTTCAGCTTACCTTTGCTATCTCTGGTGTCTCTCGTGTCACCACCCACCAGCTCGTCCGTCATCGTATCGCCAGTTATAGCCAGCAGAGTCAGCGCTATGTTCGTAGTAAGATGAATCTGAATGAGCTGTATGACAGCATCGACCTTGATGATGCCCCTTGGCACGTTCTGCTCATGCTTCCTGAAGATGTCCTTGAATGGCTCATTAACCATAAGAACCTCACCGATGTCCTCAAAATGTACGAGCTGTATAGCTGTATGCTGGAAGACAACATCAAAGCTGAAGACGCAAGATACATTCTCCCTGAAGGTTCCCGCTCCAAGATCGTCATGTCTATCAACCTGCGCTCCTTCCTCAATCTTTGCCATACCCGTCTTTGTGACGCGGCTCAGGATGAAATCAGGGAGCTTACGGCTCAGATGTCAGAGATTGTGATCGACATTTTCCCGTGGCTTAGTGGCATCGTTGGCCCGAAGTGTATCATGGAAGATCACTGCAAGGATGGCAGACCTGTTCTTTGTGAGGCTCACTACGCATGGAGGGACGAGAATGACTAGGCGACTTGAAGGAAAGCCTGTGGCTGATAAGATATACAAACGCATCTCAGAGCTTATCGACCACAACCTTGAACGGAAGGGTAGGCCCCCTCATCTCGTTATCTTCTACGCTCAGGATAATGAAGAATCCTGTATCTATGTTGGGAAGAAGGTTCAGGCGTGTGAGAAACATGGCATCAAATGTACCACGATCGCCCTGAGCTATGCTGCTCCCTACCACGCCATCCGAGAAATGGTGTATGCCGAAGGGAGGAAGCGGGATGTGGATGGGATCATCATTCAGCTACCTCTCCTTCCTGTTTCTCACTGGCAGATTCAGGAGCTTATTGACTGCATCCATCCTGATAAAGATGTGGACGGTCTGACTACTTCCTCGGCTGGCTACCTTTACAAAGGTAAACGTATCATGTGGAGAATCCCTGCCACAGCGAAGGCTGTCATGGCTATTCTTCAGCACTACGATATTCAGACGGAGGGTAGGCGAGTAGTTATCCTTGGGAGGAGTGAGCTTGTGGGAAAGCCTCTGGCTCACATCCTCAGTGCGTCTGAATACGATGCCACGGTCACGCTTTGTCATTCTAAGACGAAGTGGAACCATCGAGTGAAGCTCCTGCGTAATGCTGATATTGTCATCTCTGCGGTTGGTAAGCCTCATTTCATCAAGTCCAGTAATGCTTCTAATGCCTGTATCATTGATGCTGGTATCTCTAAAACCCCCGAAGGCATCAAAGGGGATGTGGAGTGGGATTACGGCTATCTGAGAACCCCTGTTCCGGGCGGTGTCGGCCCCGTTACCGTTGCCTGCCTTCTTGAAAATGTTGTCCTTCGCTGGAGTTATACCGATGAAGCCCTTTACTAAGGAGCCTTTCCTTCTCATAGACGCGGACGTGTTCGCCTATAAAGCCGCCGCTGGAGCGGAGAAGATCATAACCTTTGATGATGGTTGGTGCTTTCCTGCTTGTCATGTGGCTGAGGCAGAGGCGGCGTTCATGTCGCTCTTTCTACCTGTTCTCGAATATTTCGATGTGGCTATCGAAGACTGCGCCTTGTGTTTCTCTACTGATCGTAACGGTGGGTTCAGACGGCAGGTGCTTCCTTCGTATAAAGCTAATCGAGACAACAAGCCTCGCCCTGTGGCACTGAAGGCTCTTCGTGAACACCTGATGACGACCCTTCCTGAAAAGTCTGTTTATATCAGACCGGGTCTCGAAGCCGATGACTGTCTCGGTATCCTCTCAACCCAGAAGAGCTATAAACCACATAGACAGAAGATCATCGTCAGTGTGGACAAAGATATGAAGACCATCCCCGGATGGTTTTTCAATTTTAATAAGCCTGACGATGGTGTGGTCTTCACGATGGAAGAGGAAGCAGACCGCTGGTTCTTCATGCAGACCCTCATGGGTGACAGCACCGATGGCTATTCCGGCTGTCCGGGTGTCGGTAAGGTCAAGGCTGAAAAGATTCTTGAAGCCGCCCATACCCCTCAGGAAATGTGGGAAGCTGTTGTAGCGGCCTATGAAAAGGCTGGCCTCAGCGAGGCCGAAGCTATCACTCAGGCCCGTGTCGCCCGTATTCTTCGGGCTTCTGATTACGATTTCAAAAACAAGAGCGTGAAGCTCTGGAGTCCGAATTATGGAGAAAAACTGTAGTAATTGTATCTACAACGGAAGACCTACTTACGTTGACCCCTGCGCTTCTTGTTCGCTCTTCAGCGAATGGCAAGACAGTAAAGTTACTGAAGCGAGAGTAGCACCTGTGCCTCCTGAAGTAGTCGCTGGTCGTGAAAAAGGAAATCTCCTCCATTACCCCGACTCCCGTCATGGTGATGTCATCTCCCTGTGCCTGAACGGTGACATAGGTTTCTGCGAAGGAAACATCATCAAGTATGTCACCCGCTGGCGTAAGAAGGGTGGTCTCGAAGACCTTCAGAAAGCTAAGGTCTATCTCGACCGTCTCATCCGTTTCAACCGCAACAAAGACCCTCAGTAAGGAATACCTTATGTGTAACGATAAAGGATGCGCCATGCTGACTAATGCTCAGATGGTCGATGAATTTATGAAGGCTTTCGGTCAGCCTACCAAGTGCGGCTTCTCCGATCCTGCCGTCCTTCAGCTCGGCATGAACCTTATCTCTGAAGAGTGTGAAGAACTTTCTGAAGAAGTTAAGGCTCTCATCAAGGCTTATCATGCCCCCCATGATTGTAACCACACTCTCGTCCGTAAGCACTTCGCTAAGGAACTGGCAGACCTTCTGTTCGTGGTGTACTGGATGGCCCGCGCTGTGGGTATAGATGTCGATTCCGCTATGTTCTCGGTCTGGCAGTCTAATATGAGCAAGCTCGGTGCTGACGGTAAGCCTATCTATCGTGAAGATGGCAAGGTGCTGAAAGGCCCTAACTACTTCGAGCCGGACATGGCTCACGTCATCGAAACCATCCCCTGCGAGGCATAACTTTGAAGATCAGCTATTCTTTCGACCCGGCTTTCACCAAGCTCATTGAAGGGATGTACGAAAAGTATCCTGAAGAGCTTCTTAAACTCGAAGGTATCCACCCCGATCAGCTCGACATCAACAAGTCCACTCGCGCTTTCTTCCGCCTGAACAAGGAAGGTAAAAATACCGCTGAGGTGTCTATTGATGCTAATGCCAATGTTTCTGGGCGTGATACCATCACCTATGCCTATGAGCTGTCAAAGCCGAACAGCAAGCTCAACAGCCTGTATAATCTCTGGCTCATGCTCAAGAACCTCGAAGGTGAGGAACACGCCAACCTTGCCATTGAGTCCGAAGTCCTTGGTCATATCTACATCAACGACAGTTGGGATTGTGGGCGTCCGTACTGCTTCAACTACTCGATGAACGACATTGCGATGGAAGGTCTCAAGATGAGCAATCGCCTCAAGGTCGATCCTCCTAAGTCCCTCCACAGCTTCCTGCGTCAGGTCGAGCAGTTCACGGTTTATGCCGCAAACTCTACCCTTGGCGCTACTGGTCTTGCTGATCTGCTTGTCGTGGTGGCTGGTTATGTTCAGAGGATTGCCGACACTGGCTACGATCATCATATCAAGGTCTGTAATGCTGGCCCTCGTTGGGATGTGGAGAACATCGAACGCTACGTTAAGGAACAGCTTACCTCTCTCATTTACACCCTGAACTGGGAATTTCGGGGAAACCAATCCCCCTTCACCAATGTCTCGGTGTATGACCGCTATTTCCTCGAACAGCTTCTTCCCAGCTACGTCATTCTCGGTGAACAGGTGAAGATGGAAATGGTTCAGTGGGTTCAGGAATGGTTCCTCCAGTGCATGAATGAAACACTCGCCCGTACACCTATTACCTTCCCTGTGGTTACTGCTTGCTTCAGTGTCTATTCAGAGGAGGGTGTGGAACGTCATGTTCAGGATGCAGAGTTCCTCGATCTGATTACCGAACAGAACCTCAAGTACGGTTTCATTAACATCTATATGGGTAAGTCTAGCACTCTCAGCTCTTGCTGTCGTCTGCGCTCTGAATCCGAGGGTCTTGGCTATACCAACTCCTTCGGTAGCGGCTCTACCAAAATCGGCTCAATGGGTGTCTGTACCATCAACCTTCCTCGTGTAGCACACATCGCTGTTTCTGAATGTGTCAGCTATGACGACATCTTCAAGAACTTCCTTAAGGACATTGTGGGCTATGTTTACATGGCTCAGTCTATTAACGCCGCCAAGCGTGAGTTCCTGAAAGATCGTATCTCCCGTGGTGCCCTGCCTCTGTACGATCTGGGCTACATGAGCCTCAGTCGCCAGTATTCTACCTGCGGCATCACAGGTCTGTATGAAGCCCTCGACATTATGGGGTATGACATCAAAACCCCCGAAGGCACGAAGAAGGCTGAAGAAGTCCTTATGACTATTCAGCACACTAATGAACTTTGTAAGGCTAAGTACAATGCCCCTCACAATATGGAGCAGGTACCCGCTGAGTCCAGTGCCGTGAAGCTGGCGGAGAAAGACCGTATCCTCGCCTTTCACGATGAAGAGGATATGATCTACTCCAACCAGTTTATCCCGCTCACTGATTCTGAGGCTGACCTTATTACCCGTATGGAGACTCAGGGTGTGCTTGACCAGTATTGTGATGGCGGTTCCATCCTCCACATCAATACTAAACAGCGTATTCAGAGACCTGCTATCATGCGCGGCCTTATCGAAATGGCCTGCAAGAAGGGTGTGGTGTACTTCGCGGTGAACTATGCCATTCACCAGTGCGCTCATGGTCACGTCTGGGCTGGTGAAACTTTCTGCCCTGTCTGTGGTGGAGAAGCAACCGAAACATACACCCGTGTCGTAGGCTTCCTTACGAACACGAAACACTGGAATAAGAAGCGGCGGGAGTGCGATTTTCCCAACCGTCATTTCTACGAATAAGGAGCCGCTATGGCTATGCACATCGCTGGGTATGAGATCAACTATGAGCATGGCGCTCTGGAGGTTTTCGTGTCCGGCTGTACCCGTAACTGCAAGGGGTGTCATAATCCCGAACTTCAGAAATACGGCGTAGGTAAGAAATGGCAGAGATGGATACGCGAAAACGCTTATCGTCTGTCATACGAATACTCCATCATCATCGACAAGATATGGATCATGGGAGGAGACCTTCTGTGTCAGCCTCCCGAAGACATCGTTGAGTTCCTCAAAGCTCTGAGAAAGGCCGCTCCCAATCTCCAGATTGTAGTCTGGACGGGGGCGGCTTCTGTATCTGAAGTGGATTCAGATGTCTATGAACTTATTCATGGCCTTAAACTTGGGGCTTATGATGAGACTCTGGCAGATGCTTCCTATCAGGCAAGCTACATCCAGCCCACAGGGCTAATTACCGATGTTCATCTTGCCTCCAGAAACCAGTCATTCGCCTTTACAGGAGATTCTATTCCTAATGGCTAAGAAAGAAATCAAAACCGAGACTATCCTCGATGTCCCTGTCACCAAGGAAATCGTTGAAATGCTCGATCGTCTTGTCCCTGAAAAGTGTCCTTCTCTTATTGACTCCGAGAGGGACATCTTCTTTTACGCGGGTCAGCGTTTTATCGTAAAGGCGCTCAAGTCTGCCTATGACATTCAGCGAAACAACAAGATCGGCAGTTCTAAAGCTGACCAGCTTGCTGGACTGTAAATGTCACATACCGCCAGAGCAGAGTCTTACCGACTATGATATGGCTCTGCTCTGGCTCCGTATGAAACAGCAAGGCATGGATAAGTATCTTTTCTGTTCAGGTGATGTGAACACTTTTGAAGAGTTCAAAGCCATCATCACTAATGAGACTGTGTGGTGTTACGCTGGATTTTCAAAAGAAAACGGAGAACCTGTGGCTTTAGCTTTTCTCGATTGTTTCTTAGGAAGAACTGCAAGACTTCATTACACATTCTTCAGAAATCCTGAGTCTATTGAGAATAAGGAAAAGTATGCCGAAGCCTTTTTTGACTTACTTTTTAGTAACAGAACTCTCGACTGTCTTATCCTCACAACACCCACCATGTTCCGACATAGTAATATTTTTGCTCGTGATGTCGGTTGTCAGTTTGTTGGTGCTGTGCCTTCTGTCATCCCTGTAAAAAACTTTAAAACCGGGGAGGTCACATTTCCCATGTGCAACCTCTACACCAAAACCTCCCCCTACTACACGAAAGGATGTGATTAGCATGGGTGGTAAACCCAAGACTCAGACCGTAGCCCCTCCCAAGACCTATGTTCAGGCGACTGCCCCCGAACCTGAAGAAACCGCTGAAGCCCCTACTGTGACCAATTCCGCGCAGACCAGCGATCAGCGGGCCAAGAAAAAGAAAGGCACTGCGGCTCTGACCATCGACCTCAACCTTAACGGCGCATCCGCAGGCGGCGGTTCTGGTGTCAATGTCCCTTACTGATGCCAGCCCTCAGGAAGCCCCTAAGAAAGGTATAGCCGCACAGCGTTACGCCACGCTTTCTAACGACCGAGCTTCATTTCTCGATAGGGCAAGGGAGTGTTCAAAGCTCACTATCCCTTCTCTTCTTCCTGAAGAAGGTATGGAGAATCAGAAGCTCCCTTCGCTTTACCAGTCCGTAGGTGCTAATGGTGTCACTAACCTCGCATCCAAGCTCCTTATGACCATGCTTCCTCCTAATGAAGCCTGTTTCAGACTTAGGGTGAACAATCTCCTTATGGAGACTGAGGAAGAGCAGATAGATAAGCAGTTTCGTACTCGTGTTGAAAAGAATCTTTCCCGTGTCGAGCAGGCTGTCCTTGCTGACATCGAGGAAAAAGGCGACCGCTCAGTTGTCTTTGAAGGGAATCAGCACCTTATCGTAACTGGTAATGGTCTGTATTTTGATGATCCTGAAAAGGGCCTTCGTTTCTTCCCTCTTACCCATTTTGTTGTCCAGCGCGATCCTGCGGGCAACCCGCTTGAGATAATCACGAAGGAAACACTTTCAGTTGATGCTCTTGATGAGGAAACCCGTACTCAGATTGAAGAGTTCACTGTCCTGAATGGTGAGGAAGGTGAGGGGAAAACTGATAGGGAAGGTGAAAGCTCCCTCAGTACCCCCTCAGATTCCCAAAGCCATGAAAAAGAAGTGGACATCTATACCTATCTGTCCCGCGAAGGCGACACTTGGATGGTCTATCAGGAAGTAAAGGGACATATCCTTAAGGATTCCGAAGGTACCTATAAGGTTGATACCTGTCCTTGGTTCCCTGTCCGTATGTACTCCGTAGCTGGTGAGGACTACGGTCGTTCCTTTGTGGAGCTTCAGCTTGGCGATCTTACTTCTCTTGAGTCTCTGTCGCAGGCGCTTGTCGAAGGGTCAGCTATTTCAGCTTTTGCTGTAGGTCTTGTGAATCCTAATGGCATAACCTCTGCCCGTGCGCTTACACAGGCCCGCAACGGTGACTTTATCGAAGGTAGAGTAGAGGATGTTCAGTTCCTTCAGATGCAGAAATCAGCAGACCTGAACATCACTTACCAGCAGGTACAAAAGCTCGAAGTCACCCTGAAGACCAATTTCCTTATGATGGAAGGTGTTCGCCGTGATGGTGAGCGCGTTACCGCAGAAGAGATTCGCACTATTGCCCGCGAACTTGAAGCTGGACTGGGTGGTGTCTATACCCTCATTTCTCAGGAGTTTCAGCTCCCTTACATCCGTTCTCGCATGAAGCGGATGACAGATGAACATAGGCTTCCTGATCTCCCTGAAGGTGTCGTGGCTCCTTCTGTAGTGACAGGCTTCGAGGCTCTCGGTCGTGGTAATGACAAGCAGAAGCTAACTGAGTTCCTTCAGTTTATGACTCAGGGACTTGGTGAAGCCGCTCTTCAGTATCTCAATGTGGGTAACGCTATTCAGCGCCTTGCCGCCTCTATGGGCATCCCTACTGAAGGTCTCATTAAAACAGACGAAGAGCTTCAGCAGGAGCGTGAGCAGGCTCAGGCCGCACAGGAGCAGGCCACACAGCAGGAACTCATGGGCAAAGCCGCGCCTGAAGTCATCCGTCAGGTAGGCGACAAGCTCCCCCCCGAACTCATTCAGCAGGCAATGGGTACTCAGTCCCCTGCCTAATATAAAGGAATATCATGGCTCGTAAGCAGAAAGCAGTCGAAGAGGCCACTGAACAGCAGGCCCCTCAGACTCAGGATACCGCAAACCTTACTCTTTCCAATCCTTCTGAACTCACAGTTAAGAAGCGCGAACCTCAGGTCGTTCAGTCCGGCAGGTTCATAATCATCAACCATTAAATCTACCGAGAATCAGCATGAATGAAGCTCTCACGGTCTCGTCCTTTTCACCTGATAACCAGTCTGGTGTTTCTACTCTGGCTAACCCTATCTCCCCTCAGGAAGGACAGAGTAATCAGCAGACTCCCCCCGAAGGTGGAACTCCTCAGCAGAACCAGCAGACTACCGATCCTGCCCCTGTAAACAAGGAACAGCAGACTCCCCCCGCTGAAAATACCCCGCCTGTCCCCGCTCCTCAGACTCAGGATGCCGCCTCGAATACCCTGAAGGGTGTCGGTCTCGACATTACTGAATTTGAGCAGGAATTTATGTCTCAGGGTGAACTCTCTGAGGCCAGCTATAAGAAGCTCACAGATGCAGGCATCCCTAAGGCTATGGTGGATTCCTACATCAAAGGGCAGGAAGCCATCGCTCAGAAAATGATTGATGATGTTCACGCCATCGCAGGTGGTACTGAAAGTTACGCCGCAATGAGTCAGTGGGCCGCACAGCATATCCCTCAGGATGAGCTTGTTGCGTTCAATCATGTTATGGCTAGTGGTAAGAAAGAGCTGATTACCCTTGCTGTTACGGGCATGGTCTCCCGTTGGAAGGCGGCTGTCGGCTCTCAGCCTAAGCTCACACAGGGGCGTGTTTCCGGCTCTGGTCGTGTTCAGGGCTTTGCCTCTACAAACGAAATGGTCAAGGCTATGCAGGATAAGCGCTATGGTAATGATCCCGCATATACCCGTGCTGTCGAAGACCGCGTAGCCCGAAGTAACATCTTCGGCTAATGCTGTGGGAGGTGATGCTCTTTTTGTCTGTGACGGTATCAACCCTTTTTGGGCATCCGTACATTGATGTCATCAAACATTATGAAGGATTCGTCTCTACACCCTATATCTGCCCCGCTGGTAAAAAGACCATCGGCTATGGTCATGTGGTGGCTAAGGGCGAATCCTTCACTTCTATAAGCCAGTTTCAAGCTGATCTTCTGCTTTATCAGGACATTACAAAGGCTATTTTCAATCTCGAAAAGATAGCCCCTGAACTCTTCGAGGCAGATGAACATAAGGTTGAAAAAATTCTGGCTATCACCTCGTTTCTCTTCAATGTAGGGGAAACAAACTTCCGCTCATCCACTCTCCTTAAAAAAATACACAATAAAGAGTGGAGCGCCGCCGCTAATGAAATCCTTCGCTGGGATAAGGCCACTGACCCTAAAACAGGTAAGAAGGTGGCCCTCGAAGGTCTCACAAAGCGCAGGCAGAGCGAAGCCCTCCTGTTCAGCGAGGGGAAAACAAAACTCTTCTAAATTCTCTTTTTGGAGGCCCTATGAGTCTGCTCACAACGGCTCTTGGGTCTATCGCCGGGTCTGTTATCGACATCTTTAAAAAGAAAACAAAGGATGTCGATAAAGCCCTTGAGGCCCAAACCGAAATGCGAAAGCTGGAACTGCAAGACGCTCCTAAGTCTTATCTCAGGCTTTGGGTTCCTTTCCTTGGGTGGATACTGGCAATTACCGTTGCTTATGCCATCCTCATAAAACCCATTGTTGTCTTCTATTTTCCCAGCTTCCCTCTGCCTGAGCTTCCTATGGATGTCGTTGTACGTCTCCTTTTCGGTATGCTCGGTATTGCTCTGTAAATCCCTTGAACCTCTAACCGAATATCTCTGGAGCTGATATACTTAATGCCTAACACCCTTAATCTCTCTCTTCCGGGCCAGGACAAACTCGAAGGCGCTAATGATGCGCTCTTTATGAAGATTTTCTCAGGCGAAGTTCTCGCCGCGTTCGATGAGGTCAACGTGATGAAAGACCTGCATCGTGTCCGCACTATTTCTCACGGCAAGTCTGCCTCCTTCCCCATCCTTGGCAAGGCTTCTGCCCGCTATCATGTGGCTGGTGAGCCTATCCTCGGTTCCAACAAGATCGCTACTTCTGAGCGCGTCATCAATATTGACGACCTGCTCATCGCTGACGTGGCTATCTATGATCTGGATGATGCCAAGAACCACTACGATGTCCGTCAGGAATACTCAAAACAGCTTGGTCATGCTCTTGCCCGTGAGTTTGACCGTAAAACCATGCGTGTCGGTGTTCTCGCCGCTCGTACCGCTGGCCTGATTGACGATGAACCCGGCGGTTCTGTCATCAAGGGTGGCGCTACCGTGGAAACTGACGGTGAAGTTCTCGCTGAGTCCATCTTCAAGTGCGCTCAGATTTGGGATGAAAAAGATGTTCTCGAATGGGAACGTACTGTCATCATCCGCCCTGCCCAGTATTACCTCCTCGCCCAGACCACTAAGGTTCTCAACCGTGACTGGGGCGGCGCTGGTGTGTATGCTGACGGTAAGGTTCTGAAGGTCGCTGGTGTTCAGCTCATCAAGTCTAACAACCTCCCCAACTCCGTTGTGGAAGCTGTGTCTGGTGAAAAGAACACCTATAACGGTGACTTCTCTAACACTGTGGCCCTTGCCCTCCAGCGTGAAGCCATCGGTACTGTTAAGCTCCGCGATCTCTCTGTTCAGAAGTCCGGCGCTGACTTCAACGTGATGTACCAGTCCACCCTCATGCTGGGTCGTTACGCTATGGGTCATGGTATTCTGCGTCCTTCCTGCGCCATCGAAATCAGCAAGGCCGCCTAAGCCTGCAACTGATCCGGCTATATAACTGCCAAACTGAATCCCTTCCTCTACCTCATCTTCTTCAGGGTAGGGGAGGGGATTCTTTATTTTAGGAGTCACCGATGTCCATTCGTCTCTTTGCCGCAGTGTCCCCCACTACAGAAATCGAAGCTGTCAACACGATGCTTGCTACCATCGGTGAATCCCCTATCAATAGCTTCGATGAAATCAATGCTGACATCGCTATTGCCCGCGATACACTCATTGAAATTTCCCGCGCAGTCCAGCTTGAAGGCTGGCACTGGAATACTGAAGACAATTACCCCCTACGCCCTGACGCTGTAACTAACCGCATCAAACTCAGTCCCTCTTGTCTTCGTGTTCATTTCCCTGAACCTCAGGATAAAGAACTCGTTGTCCGTGGTTCTTATGTTTACGATAGGGTGAATCACTCGCTTCTTTTCCCCGTAGATTTTTCCGTGAATGTCACCCTTACCCTGCAACTCTCTTTTGAGGAACTTCCTGAAGCGGCCCGCAGGTATATCATCATCCGTGCTTCCCGTGTCTTTCAGTCTCGTGTTGTTGGCTCTGGAACCCTGAACAGCTTTACTGAACGAGATGAAGCTATGGCTCGTGCTACACTTCTTGCCGAAGAACATAAGCTCGACCGTCCTAATATCCTAAAAGGTACTCTACCTCCCACAGGGACATGGAACCCTGTTCAGACACTTCTCAATCGTGGAGGCCGTCACTATGGCCGCTAATGGAAATCTTGTAACAGGGAATATTGCCAACCTTATCGGCGGTGTCAGCCAGCAACCGTGGAACGTGCGTATGCCTACGCAAGCTGAAGAACAGATCAACTGTCATGCCACGGTAACTGAGTTTCTCAGGCGCAGACCCGCTCTCAAGCAGATCGCCGCGATTTCTTCGCCGGATGGCGGCACCAACTTTACCGCCCTTGCCATCGACAAGGGTACTGATGAACAGTACATCGCTCTGTTTGGTAAAGGTGGTATCAAGGTTTTTGACCTGAAGGGTGTAGAACAGAAAGTCGCTCTGTCAGACTCAGGTCGCAAGTATCTTGGTAAAGTCAATGAAGCCGCCTCTGATCTGCGCTTTTGCAATATTAAAGACTACACGTTCTGCGTGAACCGTAACGTCATCGTCTCCGAAGGTAAGACAGATGGTAGCACAAGAACCCCTGAAGCTATGATCTTCATCAAACAGGCCAGCTATAGTACAACCTACACCCTCACACTAGATGGTAAGAAGTACAGCTATACGACCTCTGATGGTGTCTATGAAGAGGGGACTACTCCGCCAGCACTGTCCACAAACCTCATCTGTAATCAGCTTAAGGCGAAAATACCGTCCATTTTCAATGTGACCATCAACGGCGCTGTTATGTGGATCAGGCGCACCAATAACGCCTATTTCACATTCTCCGTGGAGGATTCTCGCTCTAACACCCATAGTGTTGCTTTCAGCGATTCTATCGGGAAAATGACTGACCTTCCTCTGGTTGCGCCTAATGGCGTTCTTCTGCGAATCACAGGCGACCAGACCACCACACTGGACGACTACTATGTCGAGTTCAAAACATCCGATGGTTCTTCGTTCAGCTCAGGTACATGGGTTGAAACAGTAGCTCCCGCCACAAATAACACCATCGACCCTGCAACAATGCCTCACGCTCTTATCCGGCGTAAGGCAGGTGAGTTCAGTTTCGAGGCTGTAAACTGGGCATCTCGAAATGCTGGTGACGCTACTACCAACCCTGCCCCCAGCTTTATCGGTAAGCGTATCAACAACATTCTGTTCTATCGCAATAGGTTGTCCTTCCTTTCAGGGGATAACATTATCATGTCTGAGGCAAACTCCTTCTTCAACTTCTATCTCACCACTGTCACTACCTCGGTAGATTCCGATCCTATTGATGTAGCCGCAAGTGGTGTAAAGGATGCTGTACTGTACGCTTCAGCCATCTATAACGGTGGTCTTGTCCTGTTCAGTACCAAAGGTCAGTTTGTTCTTGAGCATGATACGGTGCTGTCAAACAGCACAGTGTCGCTTACTCCTGTTACCGAGTTTGAATCAACCGATAGGGTTACACCTCAGTCTTCAGGTAAGACAGTGTTCTTTGCTGTGGATAGAGGCCGTTGGATTGGTATTCGTGAATACATCGCCTTCGATACCGAGTCGATGAACTCCAATGATGCCACCGATGTCAGTTCTCATGTGCCTCGCTATATGCTGGGTAAGATTCGTGATCTCCAGTGTTCTTCTAATGAAGAGATTCTGCTTATCAGCTCAACTGCCGAACTTGATACTCTGTATATCTACAAGTATTTCTGGAACGGAAACGAGAAGATGCAGACCTCATGGTATAAATGGAAGATGTCGGGAAATATATATAGCCACCTCTTTTTCAATACTGAGGTGTTCTGTGTCATGGAATATAGTGGTGAGTTTTATCTTGAAACCTTCAGTTTTGAACCTTCACATAAGGATGAAGGTGAGGATTTCGAGTTCTGTCTCGATAGAAAGATTGATGATTCTGCCATCACTATAGGTGCTTACGACCCACTCTCAAAAACAACGAAGGTCACGCTTCCTTATGTAGATGAGAGAGCGGTCATCATTACCCGTTCTGGTGGCGATCTTAGAGCAGGCATCGTGCTTGATGTAGAAGCTCGATCCGGGGCTGAGTACACCATCAAAGGTAAGATCACACCTCAGACAAGAATGTACGCGGGCATCCTCTACGAGTCCTCATACCACTTCACAACTATCGGTATCCGCGACAAGAATAATACTGCCATCACTTCAGGTCGGCTTCAGCTCCGCTACCTTCACCTTAATCTGTATAATACAGGCTATCTCTCTATTTCGGTCAAACCTAAAGGGAAGATCGGGTCTGAGTATTCGTTTACAGGTAAGCGTCTTGGTGATGCGTCTTCTGTTATCGGCTCTATTCCGATTTATGAGGGCCAGTTGAAAGTTCCTATTCTTTCACGAAATGAGGATGTTGCAATCATCGCAAGCAGTAACTCCCCTCTACCTTTCAGTCTCGTCAATGGCTGGTGGGAAGGCTTCTACACTTCAAGGAGTCAGAGGGTATGATCTTTAAAAATTCAAGCATCACTTTAAGGAGGTGAGGCAGTATGGCAACCCCTATGGCTATGGCAATCACGTCATTTGTCATTAGTGCCGCAGGTGCCGTAGCGAGTGGTATTCAACAGCACCAGCAGGCCAAAGCGCAGGCCGCTTATCAGAACGCTCAGGCTGAACAGTATCGTAAATCATACGAACAGCAGTCAAAAGCCGCCGCTCAGGAGTACGCCAATCAGTCTGCCGCAGAGCGTGTGAATCAGATGCAGGAAAAGGAAAAAGCCTCCATCGAGATTCAGGAAGCTCAGAAAGAAGCGCTTCAGAAAGCAGGTACCATGATGGCCTACACTAACGCCGCTGGTGGTACGCTTAACTACCTCCTTACTGATTATGCACGTCAGGAAGCACAGGCAAAAGAGGTCTTTCGGACTCAGTATGAGATGGTTACTGAAGCCTCAGCGTTCTCTATGGAAGCCTATCGAAATAAGACCCAGAATCGTCTCGATAGTAGGAGTGAATACACCTATATCGACTCTGGTAATAATCTCGGCTCAACCATGCTTACCACTGCTCTCGGCATTGGTGGTGCCGCTGTCGGTGCTTATGGAAACTATAAAACATGGGACTCTATGGAGTCTAAAGGAGGCGGGGGCTAATGCCTCAGGCTCGATCTAATATCCCTACCATAGCTGAAAAAGTCTCCCGCGCTCATGTAGAACCCCGTGTTCGCTCTTACGCCTACACAGAGTATGATGAGAAGAAGCCCGGTTACGTCAGCGCTGATCTCCGCGCAGGGCGTAGCTGGGGCGCTCTCGCTTCTGCGCTTGATAGGTTCTATGGTAACTTCAACCGCTTCTCTGCCGTAAAGCGCGATGAGTATATTGAAGAGGGCATCGCTAAGGGGCGTATCGCCTATTCTGAAACTCAGGATACCGAAGAAGCTCTTAGGAATAAGCGAGACTTCAAGCAGTTCATTGAAGAGAATCCTGAGTTTGCCAACGATAACCCTTGGGTCGAGGTTGGATATGAACAGTCCCGTCTCAGGGAACTTGGTACGGAAGCGAAAACCGGTCTATCTAAATTCCTTGATGAAGGCGGTCATTTCAATCAGGAAGACCCTGCGGCTTTTCAGTCAGCCATCAATGCCTATTTCAATAACTTCCGCGCTCAGGCTGGACTCGATAGCTACGAGGACAAAGTTCTCATGGCTAAGTGGTTCTCTCCTGTAGAGGCTGAAGCTCGTCAGTCTATGACCACTATGTATGACGGCATTAAGCGTAACGGTCGTCAGGATAAGCTGGCTAATCAGGTTTCCAAAGAACTTGGTACTGTTATCGACTCCTACTTTGAGGGGATAAGCAACTTCGGTAAAGACCCTCACCTTCATGGCACTGAAGGAACTGAAGTGCTTCTTAAGCAGATTGAAGGTATTACCAACAAAGCCCGTGAGAACGGTCTTCTGGATGTCAAGGTCGAAGATGTCATCATCGCAGGTATGAAACTGGCGTATGATAAGAGTGAGAATGAGGCAGTTCTGAAATGGTGTGACCATATCAAGATCAATGGAGTTCCTCTTTCCCAGACAATCAAAGGGGCCGCGTGGGTCGAAAGCGCCTATGACGCCATCCGCGATAAGGAAGCCGCCGCCTCTAAAAAGACTGAAGCAGATACGAAAAAGTTCATGGAAGAACAGCTTGAGGATTTCGCTATTGATGTAGCTACGAACTTCTCAGAGTATGGCGGGAACTTTGACGAAGCAGTTAAGGTAGTCGAGGAAAAACTGGGCCGTACCATGACCGCCCGTGAGAAACTGTCCTTTAAGAAGTCCGTAAACAGCACACTCAATACCCTCGAATCTCTCCGAGAGACTGAGCAGGAACAGCCTGAAAACCTCGCCAAGCTGGATGAGGAAGTCCATACGATCCTTGCGGAGTCAGAAGACCCCCGTGCTGATCTTAGGGGTCTGATCCGACAGACCAACTATAAAGGTGCTAAGGATGCTCTTAAGCTCCTTACCTCTGCCGATGTTCAGGAACGGAAGGCCACAGAAAAATTCATCAAAGACCTTGAGAAAAGCCGTAAGACATTCCTCAAACAGAACTGTTCAGCTATTGTTAGTCAGTTTGTAAGTAGTCTTCAGGATGAGTCTCTGAAGGGGCGCTATAAAAAGCTGGTCGCTGAAAATATGCTTATCAGCACAGCAGGGCAGGTTATGGATTCAGCTTCCCGTGAGTGGATTAAACATAATGCTGAAGACCCTAAAAATCCCACTCTTTACGAACGAAGGGATGCTTTTCTTGCCGCTCAGGAACAGGTAACTCGTGTTCTCAAAAGCGGCGTTGCTGAGAATATCCTTTCTAAAAGCGACCTGTATTCTACCGATCAGGTTATAAGACCTTTTGATTCCCTGTTTAAGGATGTCATTGAAACTGACGACATCGAGGCCCGCACGGTATTCCTCTCAACGGCTGAAGCGGCCCTGAAGAAAAACGAGAATCCTAACCTTCGTGAGCTTAACAGCGTTGCTAGTATCTATGATCTCAATGCTATGTTCCAAGCTGGGATTACTGACTTCTCGGCGCAGGCAATGTTTCCTTATATTCGCCCTGAGACTGGTCTCGCAGGGGCTACCCTCAGTGAGGACGGCAAATTCCTTATCACCAGTGGTGCCAGCTACACAGGTTCAAACAACAAGGGATATGTGGAGGATTTGGCTCGTCAGCTGTTCCCTGATCTGTCAGGGGTTATCTTCAAAAAGTGGTCTTCACCTGAACAGGAGGCCCTTTTCAAAGAGCGTGAACAGCATACCTCTGAAGGTAAGGTTATGCTCAATAGTGGGTATATTCGTGATATTCGGAATGATAAGGCAAAGATTCCTCCTGAAAAGCAGGATTATGTCTTTCAGATTCTTTCCGATATAACGTCAAAGAATGGTGAATACCTTGGTATTACTCGCCATTCCATCACCGCTATGTCCCGTAGCAGGCTTTGGGATATGCTTCAGCGGCGTGGGTTCGACAATAATCAGATTCGTGACATTTTCTATAAGGCTGATCTCCTCCCTGAAGCGAGAATCAAAGGGCAGTCTAAGAAGAAGTAACAATCATAACTAAGGAGGTTCTTCGCTTACATGGCGGAACACATCCCCCTCAATATAAACATCACTCCTCAGGATATTGACCTCCCTGTCAGTGATGAACTTCCCATCGAAATCCCCTCTCAGGTGGCACTCAACATGAAAAACGAGTCCCCTGTAGAGGGGGTTTCTACATCAACTGCCCAGCCTCAGGGTGAAGATGAGGGTTTCCTTGAACAGGCGGGAACATTCCTTGCCGATCACGGTAAAGCCCTTGTCGAAGGTGTTACTGACGCTTGGGATAGCACAGCAGACCTCGTTGCCAGCACGGTTGAATTTGGTTCAAACCTTGCGGACAATATCAGCGATAAGGGGCTTGTTGAGGGATGGGAATCTACAGAGTTCAAAGAGGTCGAAAGCCCTCTCTCTATCAACTATAACCCCGAATACGAATGGGTATCTGCCCAGATTCTTTCTGACGTTACGCAGGCAGTAGTGTCTTTTGTTGGAGTCAACAAACTCACTCCGTTTCTGAAGGGTATGCAGATGGCTTCTAAAGCTGGGCGTGTCGGTGTCGAAATGGGCCGTGGTGTCGCGGCTGACATCGTAGGCTTCAAAGCCAGCGAAGAGAACCTGACCAATTTCCTCATCGAAACTTTCCCCTCGCTCCAGAATCCTCTCACAGAATTTATGGCAAACGATGGTACCGATGACCATGTTTCTGGTCGTCTTCGTAATGCCTT